TGGTAACTTCGATACCCGATGGGTATCAGCGGACAGAGGAGAGATCGTCCTCGGCTAGAGCCTAGCTCCCTACGCCTCCTGAGCAAAGCGAAGGAGGCTAGGGGAGCTAGCCACTAAATTTTTCCACCATCAACCATCAAATCGGAGATTTGAAATGAACGACCTGCAAATCAGTCAGCTTGCTGACTCGAACGATGTCTTTGACATCGCTGAAGCCTTCGGCTTCGACATTGGAGTCGTCTACGACGACGTAGCTGGCACTCTCTGGGAGAGAGTGGCAATGGAATACGAAGCTGCCAAAGGCAGCGAGCGAACTGTAGTTGGCTACGGCGATGACCAGTTATCGTGGGTAGGGCGAATGTATACTGACGACCAGCTTGGAAAGCTGGATGGGCCGGGTCGCTATGTTAACTGGGCGGACATGGCTGGCATTCGACCTAAGTCGAATAAGGCACGTACTGCCAAAGGCAGCATGACAAAAAGGCAGCGTAAAGCTGCCCGGAAAGCAGAGCGTAAGGCTAAGCGTCTAGCTGCTAAAGCAGCTAGGACTCAGGATGAGTTCTTTGCCGAGCTAGTCACCGTCGAGGTTCTGGCGTAACAATCACACACATGCGATCCCGCGTCCGCCGGACGAAGTCCTCGCGAAGAGTTCGATGGCTCGGTTCCGCTGCCACAGGGAACCAGCCGTCCCACGATTTCACAACCACGCTCCGCTTAGGGGCAAACAAGTAGAGGCAATGAGAACAATGACCAACTCACGAGTAAGTAACAAGCAGATTCTTGACGCTATCCTAGGTCTGACCGAGGCTATTAGAGGTCAGAACGCAGTCACTTCTGCTCCTGTAATTGACACGCCAGAGGTTCCTTCGGAACCGTCGCAGATCAAGGTATCTAAAGAGTACCTTGGCAATCGTAAGGTTGCAGCTCAGGCACACGCTAATAAGGTCGGCGGTACAGTAGTACTGTATGCCCGTCGTAACCTTAGTGGCGAAACCAAGCTCGCCTTCGCACAAGAGAGCCGCTTCACGACCCTTAAGGATCGGGGTCTGATTGGGCCGGTAGCTACATACCAGCCTAAGTAAGGCGGGTACACATAGAGCGCACTTCCATTAGTGGAGTGTGCTTTATTGTGTGTCTGTTTAATGACACGTTATTAAGCCCAATGGAGGGCAGAAACAATGCACGACGATCTGATGTATGAAGCGTATGTAAATGTGGGTGCTACTGGTGAAGAGTTTGCCGAAGCTATTAAATGGGTAATAGATGGCGGGCTGCATGAGACAGCAGCTACGCATCTTAACCGTATGCCTCCTGAGCACCACTATTGGGAGGCCATAGTGGATGAGATTGGTGACGCTACGCTGCTTATGATAGGCGTAGATATTTAAGCGGTTATACATAGTAGGGCAGGGGCTTCGGCTCCTGTCTCTCTATGTGTAACTGCACTAATGGAGGTGCATTATGATGTTAGTAAATACAGAGTGTCCTTTTTGTTTAGAACACAACGAAATAGAAGTACCTGAGCAAGGGTATAAGAGTTGGATAGAAGGTGAGTTAATCCAACGCGCACTACCTGAGCTGTCAGCTTCAGAACGAGAGGCTCTTATGACGGGCATATGTGATTACTGTTGGGAGAATAAAGAATGGTAGTAGGAATGTTATGGGATGAGATTCTGTTAGTAACGCTGGTACTTATTGGAGCGTTTAGCTTAGTGTTTGGGATTGGTGCGTGTATTGTTGACGTACTAGTAGAGAGATTCAGAAATTGGAGACAGGAATAATGAACATAGAATATCCAGTAGATGAGAACGAGTGTGTCACTTATGATGACTTGATTGCAGCGCATGAGGCTTTCCTTCGGGCGGCACTAGCTGAACAGGACGCAGAACTAGAATACTTGGAGGGAGAGTTATGAACTATAAGTATAATGGTGCAACACCTGTTAAGGTTAGGGATAAGGTGGTGGTAGTAGATGAGGACGGCAATGAGCACAACGCTACAGTACACACGGTACTGGCATCGCAGTTTCTCGCTACTATACCGAGGCAAGGACAGAAGTTTTACTTCTATCGTGATAGTGGAGATACATGGTGGCTACGTCAAAGCGAGACAAGCTAGGTAAGAAACCACGGGTAGGTAGGACACCCGATATACTGCGTAAGAGTGCTCCTATGAAGGACAAGACTAAGTATGTACGGAAGGAGAAGCACCGTGAAAGGCCTATTTAATACCAGAACAAATAAGTTTAAGACATACGAAGGCTGGACTGACTATGAGATAAATAAGAAAGGCAAGGTAGTCAAAGGGTTGGAAGATGTCATGCTATATACTGAGAAGGAAGCCGCACTAAATGTACTGAAGAAACCTTTGGAGTGGAGACACATTAACCCGCGTATCAATTGGAAGATGCTGAAATGATTATGGTTGACAGGTTATTATGGACAAAGATAGTAGTGTCTACCTTTCTTCTGGTCTGTCTTTATATCTTCTCTCTTTCCTTCCTTCTTCTCCCCGTCAGGGGAGGAGAAGAAGGGAAGGAGAAGAGAGTACGGTCTTGGCACGGTCACAGTCTGACCGATGCCGAGAAGAATAAGAATCAGGGGTACTTAAATGAAATACGAGACTATAGGTAAGACGATAAGCATTGCAATGTACGGTGCTAGTTGGTGCGTAATGCTTATGTGTTTCGCTTTTATATTATCAATTACTTAAAGGAGCAGTAATGAACAGGTACTTAGCATGGGCTGTGCTTTGGAGCATGGTATTTATAGCAGACTACATTAGTGTAGGCTGGTTCATTAGTTTACTAATGGTTCCTCCAATTGCAGTAGTAGTCTTAACATATATCTCTATGCAGGAGGAAGAATGAACTTTAAATTAAACCCCCGAAACCGGGCGCTCAATACAATAGAAAAGAGGCTCTTTGTCGTCATTCCGAGAGCGATGACATATGAATGTGAGTATAAATTTTATAAGGACAGACCAGTGAATGAAATTGAAGATACAATTTGTGAAGAAGAAGCTACGTCAGACAGTGATGTAGTAGAGGCAACTGAGACTGAAGAAGATGCTCTTCTAGAAGAGTCTGATGACCGTGAAACTGTATCTGAACTAGGGTATAACTTCATTCAACTAGAGGTAACGTAATGGATCAAGAGTATAAAGACTACACAAAAGCTGACTTAATAGAAGCACTACGCTCTGAAGAACGTGAGAACTTCGACTTAGTAGCTAAGGTAGTAGAGTTAATTAATGTCATTGGATGGGAAGATGACGACTGCTATGTGTTTGCCGACGGGGATCGTTGGTATAAGTTTAATCCAGTAGAGGAGAGTATTAGAGATGGAAGATTATAGTGACCCCACACAGAAAATTATTGACTTTCCAAACGCAGATGTAATGACGTTTGATAAGACAGTGCGTTCTATTATAGAGAACCTGTTTGATTATGATAGCGACCACGGATATCTAACTGCTACTATTAATCGTGGTAAAGATAACGAGGCTGAAGTAACTATGCTGTTTAAGATCATCTCTATTAATCAGATCGATCTTGAGAACCTAACTGAAAAGGATGTAGCATAATGGGAAGCATGAAAAGTATGTATGACCCTGATGTAATTGCCAATATGGTCAGGGATGGTGATGCTGATAACAAGGTAGATCAGGTATCAGATAAGTTAGATGAACTAAATGATATTAAAGACCATCAGTGGAGTACTCAGTCAGGCATTCGGCACACTACCTTTGGTGAGCTATTCAACTGGAAGCCTACGCTAGTACCTAAGACACTACCTATTGCCATATTCAAGGAGAAGGACTGGCATGAAGCTGCTCGTCCTATGATACCAGAACGTAATCCTAATTGGATCTGGCCGAAGCTATCTACTGAGAAGTTTGCTGCTGCTATGTATAGTATGGATACTACGTTATGCTTTGGATTGCAAGGCACAGGTAAGTCAGACCTAGCTAAGCAATGGGCTGCTCTTACTTGCCAACCATTCTGGAGGATGAACTGTAATGCAGAGACAAGAGACGCACACTTTACTGGCAACGTCGGCATCGAGTACGATGACGATGGTAATCCGCACATCAAACAGGAAGCAACTGCTCTCACTGATTCACTCCGCTATGGTGGAATCTTCTGTGAGGATGAGGCGTTCCGTCATTCATCTGCTCTCGTATTACAGTCCCTACGTGAGAAGGCTAGTAGATTCCTACTCTTACCGAATGCTAGTGGGATGAATGCTACTGAACGTAAGATGGTAGCTCCTATTGGACGGTGGCAGTACGTTATGACTGACAATACATCAGGACTAGGTGATGAGACTGGTACTTTCCAAGCTGAAGTTCAGGACTCTTCTACATTGGATCGTATTGATACTTGTATTGAGATGGACTATTTAGGTAAGCCAGAAGAACGTAAGATACTTAATAAGTATGCCCCCAATCTTAATAAGACACAAGTGGACAGTATGCTTGACTATGCTAAAGGTATACGAGCTTCCTTTCGTAAAGGTGAGGTGCTAAGTACCTTCAGTGTAAGAGCACTGCTTAATTGGGCAGATAAGATTAGTATGTATAATGATATGGCAACAGCACTTAAGGTCTGCTGGTTTGATAAGCTAGGTGAGAGTGACAAAGCTGTAGCAGGCGAACTGTATCACCAAGTATTTGCAACTAACATTAAGTAAGGAGTAACTATGAGCTACTGGGGCAGGAAGGAGTATTCAGAGCTTGGGTTTGATGACACTACTGCTTCCGTATTGGAAGTAGATCAAGTACAAAATATTATCAAGCGCAGAGCAGAGAACTTTAACGTCATTGTTGAATGGAGTAAATATGTACACACTGCTTTAACTACAAACATAGCGGATAGACCGGGGTGGTTTAGGGTTAAACTACCTCATATCAGATCACCTATTGGTAGGGAGGATCTGATCCGTACTTATATGTATGTAGTACATGAGTGTGGGCATTTGTTACGTCCTAAAGTATGGGACATTAGCATAGCTGCCAATCCCGGCCCTGAGTTACAGTCAATCTTCAATATAGTAGAGGATGACAGTATGGAAAGGGATGTGGCTAACCGACATCTAGGTGACGCTCGTACTTTAGGTGAAGGCAATGCCATCATGTGTAAGGATGGTGAGCTATACTGGAGGGAAGAAGTAGAGAAAGCTAAAGCTCATGGGATAACCTTTACTGAGGAAGCCTTGAAACCTATGATTACTATGGCGATTCAGATTATGGCTCGTCGTGAATGGGATGGGTGGTCAAGAGAAGCAGCCGACAACTGGCTCAAGGTAATGCCAGAAGAAGGTAGACCTTTAATGGTAGCCCTTGTTAAAGAGGGCTGGGTAGACAGGTTCCGTGCTACTAAAGATGAGTATGATAGTTGGAACCTAGCTTGTGACCTGTTCGATAGACTATATCCTACCGATGATCCTAATGAGAAACAAGAACGGGAGGAAATTCGTGAAGCTGGTAATAAAGGAGAACCAAGAGAGACTGAGGACAATGGACAGGGGGATACCGGGGCTGACGGTAACGATGATAACGAAAGCAGGGAAGTATCACACACTGGGCAAGATAAAGAAAGCATTGAAGGACATGAGAACGCTGACGATCAAGGTTACGTTATCAACTGGAAAGACATAGTAATGTCTGAACATGACAAGGAAGGGTTCTCATATCCTACTGGTGGAGCAGCCGGAATTACATTTGAAGGTAGACAACCTGATAGTAAGATAGCTTTCGCACCTGACAGTGAGAACAATGTCATTGACCTAACTGGTAAAGACTGTCGTACTATACTAGCTGAAGCAGATGACCGAGGTTGGTCAAGGAAAGGGCGTAGTGCTAGTAACTTCTTACATAAAAATCACAGTGCTAGAGCATTAGCTAATAAGGTACGACGATATGTGCAATCTCAAAGTAGGACTAAGTTCAGGACAGACAGGGAACACGGTACCATTAACAGTCAAGAAGTTACGAGACTCCTTCTTCCACCCATAGACAAGGGTAACTGGAACCGTAGAGTATTCTATGATTATACCACTAAGCGACACCTTAACACGGCAGTCCACATACTAGTAGACTGGTCTGGTTCTATGGCTGGTGACAAACAAGTGTATGCTGCTGAAGCAGCGATGAGGGCAGGTTCTATATTTGCTAAGGCATTACGGATGCCTTGTATGATAACATCCTTCACTACTCACTGTACATTTAGTGACCTAGCTATTATAAAGCACTTTGACAAGCCAGCTAGTGATAAGCAAATGGCAGAAAGGTTTGGTATCTGGAGTAGTTGGTCCGGTGGTAACAATGATGCTGATGCTGTACTCTGGGCATACCGTAGATTAATGGAGCGTAAAGAACCACGCAAGTTACTATTCGTAATGTCGGATGGGGCACCAGCTGGTTCTTATGAAGGACAATCACACGATTGTTTACTAACTGCCACCCGGCAGATACAGGACAGTAGTCCAGTTGAATTGTTTGGGCTAGGTATTAAGTCAGACGCAGTCAAGGAATACTATGATAATTATCGAGTAGTGCATGGACTAGAAGATATTAACAACGCACTATTTGAAGTACTTAAGGAGAGTGTAACTTATGAAAATAGATGAGCATACTATAGAGATTAAGATTCCAACGCAACGCCCAATAATAACAGGGCTGCTGGCAACGATAGGGTACGCCCTACTTGTATTCAATACAATACTACCATACTATGGGTTATCAATGGGGGTTATAAATGGGGGTGTGGCTATTGGATTATTTATTATCCTGCACATCACATCTCATGCAGTATCAAACCTACTGAATCAGCAATACTATGAGATGGCGATGGATAGAGCAGCACTTAAGTTATTGATTGATAAGGTAAAAGAAACGGGAACTTTTCCTTATGAAGATAGTCTAAACAATTCGCAAGGAGAGGTAGATGAGGACTAATAGAATTCCAATAGCTCCAGCAGACGGTGACATAGAGGAGACAGTTAAGCTGTTCCAGTCCAAGTACCGACAAGTAATAACAGAAAATAATAAGCATGACACTGAAGATGAGGGTAGCGGTGGCCCGGTACCACCATGTATTCTACCTAGTGGCTGGATGAAGAGGCTCAAGAAGCCGGGTAAAGTATACGAGTATGATAGAACAGAGATACTAAATTACAATGAAATCCAGTACGTTCATGGACCGGAACATGCTAAAGCATGGGCTGATAGGAGGTGGCATGAACGGGATCGGAAGTAAATTAGAAGAGTATGTTGATGAGCTAGAAACTGGTGAGACTATACGCATCAATCACAGTAGCTGTCCAGCAGGGGAGGACACCAGACGTAGGCTATACATCACCAAGAAACCTGATGTTGTCCTAGCTTACTGTCATAACTGTGGCGAAAGTAGTAGCAGATACATTAGTTCAAGAGACAGATACCGTGATCATAGAAGTGCCAAGTGGTTTAAAGAACCAACACCCAGTGAATATGTGGAACCCTTGGTAGTTAGATTTGGAGATGTAAAAAATATACCAGTAGAAGCAGAGGCATGGCGTATTAAAAGCAAGCTGTCACGCCAACAGTGTGAAGATAATAAGATCTTCTATGTACCTGATAGTGATGCTATTTATCTACCGTTCTTTGCAATGGATGGTTTCACTAATGGATACCAACTCAGACCTTTACATAAGCATGGAGCTAAATATATTAATTGTGTTAAGGATAACGATGAAGAACTAGGTGGTATTATAAGTAATCCAACGCAATCAAATGATACCTTAGTAATAGTAGAGGATCTGGTATCAGGTATACACATTATAGAGGCTGGCTATGATGCACTAGTTAATTATGGTACTCATGTCAAGCCTACTATTTTGTTCCGTGCTATCCAAGAGAAGTATAAAGACTATGTGATTTGGTTGGATAATGACAACAAAGTAGTAGATGAAAAAGCAAGACAGATGTACGATATACTACATATGTATAAACATACGGATCAATCTGTACGGTTAATTCAAGACGCTAATGATCCTAAGCACCATAATGAAATTAATATCTCAAAGGAGGTAGAAAATGGACGTACTTGATTTAGATATTCTCACCTTCTTAAGTGACCGTTCTAACTACGAGAAATATGGTGAGGTAGTAGACAAGGGACTATGCACTAAAGTCAGTTGGCGTTTAGTACAGGACTTCGGTGAGTACTATGAGAATCACCCGGAAGTACAACAGATAGATAGTGACTTCACACTGTGGTTTAGAGTTGATAAACATCCGGGTATGAAATCAGATGAGGCCGAAAGCTATGGCGCAATCATCAATAACATTCAGAGTAAGAAGGACGATGGGTTCGGAGTCAGTGATACATTCGTAGATACCCTTAAGATGGCTAGAACAAAGGCTACTATTTTACATCTAACCGATGATCTTGACTCAGGACGTATCAACCTTAGCGAATTTTCAACCAGAGTATCAGAACTACACGAGCCAATAAGAGCAGGAGATTCTGGTGGGCCTGTCATACTTGACCTTGAGGAACTTGCCAAGAATGGTAGAGACAAGAACGGAGTATACTGGAGGCTTGAAGATCTCAATAAATCTGTAGGTCCAATACGGAAAGGTGATCTGGTCATCGTTGCTAAACGACCAGAAGTAGGAGGGACTAGCTTCCTAGCTAGTGAACTGACCTTCATGTTTGAACAGCTAGGAGATAAAGATGCTGTAATCTTTAACAATGAGGAAGCCCCTGATAAGATTTATACTAGGGTGGTATCGGCAGCTCTTGGTGTAGATTACCGTACTATGATGTCGAATCCAGTACACTATGCCAATGAGTATACTAAGTTTCTTGATGGGAGAAAGATTGATATTATCCACAGTACTTCAATGCTAGCATCGGATATTAGGAGACGGCTTGACAGTGGTAACTATGGTTTATTAGGAGTTAATGTACTTCTTAAGGTAGGGGTACCCGGACGAATGGAGGACCATGACAAGCTACAGTATGTTGGTGAGGAACTACGAAGCCTTGCATCCGACTACTGTCCGGTCATTGGGATTACACAAGCTGATCCGTCAGCAGAAGGAGTAAGATATATTCATCAGGATCGTATCTATAAGAGCAAGACAGCCTTGCAAGGTGAGGCTGATGTCCTGTTGATGATTGGTATGGACTACGATGAGCCACCTGATACACGGTTCATTCATGTAGCCAAGAATAAGATCCCACCTGCACCATGTACTGATCCAAGCGTGAGTCATATCATGTCCGAGATTAAGTTCGATGGTCAGCTAGGTAGGTTCAGTAGTAAATTATTTAAGGGGAACAGTCGTGCCTTCAAGTAAGATAGTAGAAGATATCTATTTTGATCTGGAAACTACAGCACGTGGTCCAGATAGTAGCCCCGAAGCACACTATAAAGAGAACTATCTTGTAATGTGTGGTTACACGGCGTGGGGTCATTATAATTATAGTAATACTATAGATGATCTAGTCAGAGAAGTGGAACGTATGTTGCATGATGGTTCACGACCTAGACTAATAGCACACAATCTTAAGTTTGATCTTAAGTGGCTACTCCGACTAGCACCAGAAGTACCGTGGCATATGTGTGAGTTTTATTGCACCATGACCGCCGAATACAGGATCAGTGGTCATCGTACTAAGTTCATATCATTAGAGAAAGCTGCTACTAACTATAGTATCTCATTGAAAAAGACACTAGATCTCGGTGCCCTAATAAAACAAGGCGTTGATGTCGCTGACATTGATAAGAAAGACTTAAGTAAATATCTAGAGCAAGATGTTAAGCTGCTTCGTGCAGTGTATATAAGCCAAGAGCAAGCTGGTTATGATTTTGATTATATCCTACCTTTAGCACGGATGGAATTGAATGGACTACCTCTACATGAGGAAAAAACTAGGGGAGAACTCAAGAGTCTGGCTGGCATACATGCCGCTGCTATTAGGGTAGTAGAGTCTAATATCAGATCTAGTCTTGTGTGGTCAGACGGTACTGCTGTAAATAGTGGGGACTTCAAACCACTAGCACCCCGTACTATCAGCTACTACCTGACTGGCTATCCTGAGCATGGACTAGGTGGTAAGAATGATAAGAAGCATGTCGTATTTAAGCAAGGGCACGGTCCACACCTCGATCAGACAAAGATCAAAAGCGTATGGTCTGCTGAACCTAATCCAAACCTAGGCTACCCTATTAATGTAGGAGTATTAGATGATCTAGTCAAGCAGTCTCCTGTAGTAGCAGCATACAAAGAAGCGAAAGATGCTAACAAGATTATCAACACTTATCTTATACCCTTCCTTACCGAAGCTAAGCATACTGGTGGTACCATCCATCCTAAGCTTAATACTTGTAGCACCAACACGGGAAGACTTAGCTCTAGTAACCCGAACGGACAGAACATACCACCAACAGTACGAAACTTAATTAAAAGTACAGAAGGTTACATCTACGAGATCGACTTCGCTCAACTAGAAATGATTGGAGCAGCAACCTTGTCACGAGATTCTAAGATGATCTCTGATATTTTAGATGGGAGGGACATCCACTTTGAATCAGGGAAGGAGGTATTTCAATGGAAGACTCCAGCAGATATGACCAAGGATGAACGACGTACTGTGAAGGGTGTAAACTTCGGACTGCTATATGGTGGTGGGGCAGCAGGAATCAGTGAGAATACTGGTGCTAATAAGGCTACTGTTAAGAAGCTAATAGCTTCCTTCTATGAAAGGTATCCGGGTGTTAAGGACTGGCAAGATGAAGTTTATCAGGAGATCACTAGGTGTCCTTGGGTAGAAGGGCATAAGGATGGCGAATCTTATCGAGCTGCTATTTGGACAGCTCCAGCTGAACATGGCAGACGACGGTATTACTTTGAGGAATCAGCCAGTCCGTTATGGAAACAACGACAAGATGGCAGGACGTTTAGCTTCAAGCCTACCGAAACTAAGAACTATCCGATTCAGGGATTCGCAGGGGGTGACATTGTGATGTGTGCTCTTAGTGTTCTTGATGCAGTACTAGCCTTCACGGATGCTAAACTACGTATGACAGTACATGACTCCATCGTAGTAGACTGGAGCAAGGATAAAGAGAGAGACCTAGAACATATTATGAACAAGGTGTGTGAGTTGGTACGCACCGAACTGAGTATACCAGTGCCTCTGGTATATGATATAGAAGCCGAAGTGTATTGGCTATAGGAGTAAGTATGAAAGTATCAGGTGTAATTGATAGTATTGTAAGTAAAACGGTAGGTAATGGTGGTACTGTGTACACTGCTGTTATCGACGGAACCGAAGTTGATCTTGGATTTAGATGCCCTCATAATGAAGGTGAGTATGTTGACCTTGATGTTGAATCTACCAAGTGGGGGCTTAAGATAACCCAGCCGGGAGCACGGAGGTCAGTACAAGCAGCGAGTGCGCCAGCTAGACAGCAGAACAACAGCACTAGAACAGCTGCCCAAAAGAGTAAGCAGTTCCCAGTTGACCCTGACTCTAAAGACCACATCATCATCAGGCAGAATGCCTTGACCAATGCCAACGCAGCAGTGGCGAGTGCTATAGCTGCTGGTGCTAAGTATAAGTCTGCCGAGGAAGTATTCAATGAAGTTATTAAGGTTGCGTATAATCTTACTGGCTTTGCAATGGGAACACTTGATGCTACCTTAGTAGCGGAGGCTAGGGCAAAGCAAGAGGATGCGTAAGCTAGCCTTGATATTAATTGCAATCCTACTTTTATTCTAGGAGGACACATGAAACAAGTCGGAGACGTAGAGCAAGACATCTATACAATACTTGATAGCTCTGTGGATCACGGCCCATCGCCAGATAAAGCTGCCGAATATGCTATGCGTATCGGTGGTGAGATGGCGAAAGCAACCCGGCCCCGTTCTTCGGAACGGGAGTCCGGTAAGCTGTGGGCTAGTGACCTTGGAGAGTCTTGTAATCGTAAGACCTACTATAAGTTCTGTGAACCAGACAAGGCTGCTCCCCTAATGGGACACACCAAGTTTAAGTTCTTGTATGGTAACATACTTGAGGAAGCCGCCCTGTATTTGGCAGAGGAAGCAGGTCATGAGGTCAAGTACCAACAAGAGTCTGTTAAAGTACAACTTGATGACGATTGGCAGGTATCAGGTAGGATTGACGCAGTAATCGACGGTGTACTAGTTGATGTCAAGTCCACCAGTTCTTTCGGATATAAGAAGTACAGTAAGGAAGGACTCAACGCTACTAACGATAGCTTCGGTTATTTATGGCAGTTAGGATACTACCATAACTTCATGCCTACTACTGATAGGAACCCTGATGAAGCTGGCTTCCTTTGGATTGATAAACAGAATGGACACCTACTCTATCAGGATGTAACTCCAGAGTTACCTTCTAAGAATGAACTACACCATCGGATCTCCGATAAGGTCGAGGTTATCAACAAAGAGGAGGAACCTGAACGGACGTTCTTACCTATACCTGAAGGCAAGTCAGGTAACATGAAGCTAGATATCAAGTGTAGTTACTGTGACTTTAAGAAGCATTGCTGGAGAGACGCTAACGGAGGGAAAGGTCTACGTACCTTCTTGTATGGCTGGGGGCCAATTAGTCTTACCGAAGTTAAGAGAGAACCTAGAGTACAGGAGATTAACAATGCCTGACTGGATTGGAACAGATGAAGAACTGGAGGAAGAAATGTCTAATACAATAGAGTGGCCTGAGCCTATACCATGTGAGGTACACCACCCGGAACACTATACGGCAGGTGGTATCGAAGCACTCGATGTGTTGAAGGCTAAACTAACACCGGAGGAGTACCAAGGATATCTTAAAGGTAATATCTTGAAGTATCTACTTCGTGCTAATTTCAAAGGCTCACACCACAAGGACGTTGGTAAGTCAGTCTTTTATGCAGAGGAGTTGCTTGATGCCACGCAGGAAACGGAAACCTAAAGAACCCTTTCGCTCACTATACGAAGAGAAGATAGGCGACTGGCTTGAGGAGAATGGAATTGAATACGGGTATGAACTTTACAGTTTTGAATATGAAGGACCAGTGCGTAGAAATAGGAGCCGTTGCAGCGACTGCGGCTCTAAAGAACTTGTGTATGATGGCCGGTATACACCCGATTTCTTTGTGGGAACTAACTGTATCATTGAAGCAAAGGGTAGATTCACTGCGTCTGACCGTAGAAAAATCAAAGCCGTAAAGGAAACGGTACCTGAACTAAAGGAGAAGTTAGTAATGATGTTTATGACAGACAATAAACTAAACCGTAGTGCCAAGATGCGATACTCTGATTGGTGCGAGCAGGAAGGTATCGACTATATAGTAGGTACTGAACCTAAGAAGGAGTGGTTAAATGGCTAGACGATTGAACCCGATGAAGATACTGTATCTTGACATCGAGACTGCACCAAGTGAGGCTGTAGTATTTTCGTTGCGACAAAGATACATTAATCCTAATCAAATTAAAGAAGCTGGATACACATTGTGTTGGGCAGCTAAGTGGGAAGGTGACAGAAATATACAGTACTTTGGCCTTGATACTCACTCTGCCGATGAGATGGTTTATGCCATGCACGATCTGCTGATGCAGGCCGACGCAGTTATCCACTACAATGGTACGAAGTTTGACATGCCCACTCTGAACAGGGACTTCATTAAGCACGGGCTACCTCCGGTATCCCATGTCCATGAGATAGACTTGCTCAAGACAGTACGCAAGAGGTTCAGGTTCGAGTCTAACAAGCTGGACTACGTATGTCGTATGCTAGGACTCGGTGCTAAAGAACAGCACAAAGGGCTGGCCTTATGGACTGAATGTATGGAAGGGCTAGCAGCAGCGTGGCGTAAAATGCAATCATATAATAAGCAGGATGTCAAGCTCTTACCTAAGTTATATAAGGTACTGTTACCGTGGATAGCAGGGCATCCCAACGTAGGTCTATATAAAGAGAGTCAGCTACCAGTCTGTATGCACTGTGGTTCTACTAACCTA